GGCGACGGACAAGAGTAGTCGGCACCTTCCCCGACGGCAAATCGGCACTCATGCTAGTTTGTGCCAGGTTGCGCCATGTTGCCGGAACTCAGTGGGGCAATAAGAAATATATGAATATGAACCATTTGGAAAATACCGGCCTTGAGTCGGATTTTAGTGCTGACTGACTTCATTTTCTACGGACTGCAAACCAATTTGCGAAACAATCTTGACGGTACCTGTGGATGCTTAATGCTCTCTAATATGGCAGGCGCTACCTGAAGCAGTGCAAAATAGAATAGCCACGGCTTTCGCCGCGGCTTCCACCTAAAATATTTACTAAATTAAAAATCAAACCCAAACAGTCTGCCCTTGAAATCTTCTCTGTCATCTAAGGTTAACACTATGTCTTTCTCAGTAATCTTATAGAGACTTCCATCTGCTTCTCTAGGAATATCGTCTTCTAGCGTAGTAAAGATGTACTGAATGTCGTTCGTTCGACACAACTCAGTGATTGTATCCAAGTAAGTAATCTTTTTTGTTGCAGATAAAGACTCTAAACTTCCATCATGATATATAAATCTGAAGAAATCTTTATCTAAATAATTTAGTATCACACTAAGGTCAAAGCAGACGCATAACATTTTTCTATAAGAATAGCCATCACTTTTTGATGTAAGTTGAGCATCTTCTATGCTGGTAAATTTAGCTTCAAATTCGATATTATTCATCGAATTAAATGTATAGAAAAGTATAGCCGTTTCGTCTATGATTTTTTCAACGAGATCAGTAAATGTAAACTGTATATTTTTATATAGTAAGTTTTCTTCACTAAAATGACTTTGGATGGATTGGATTAACTCATCCATCTTTCTAAGAAGCTCCATGCGACGCTTATGGATAACTTGTACAGCTTCTAAGTTGTCCAATTTGCTTAGCAGTTGACTAATTTCATTTTCTATCTCAACCAATTCCATTTGGTACTTTTTAAACTTAGTGAACGAATCCTTCTCTTTAAGAACTGACAATATTTCAGTTCTTTGCTTATTAAATCTGTTCAACTCAGAGTAGATATCACGCAGCCTACTCTCATGGCGAAGTAAATTCTCTGCAAGATATCGATCACGTTCTACGGTAATCTTTTTATTAAAGTCAACTAAATCTTCATAGTCCTTCCTCAGTTGGTCGGGAAAATAGATTTTAACGTCACCAAACAGTTTAGTGATTGCATCCAAATTGAATTTAACTTGATTATCCATTGATTCTTTTATAGCTTGGATTTCATATTTGAGTTTATATTCTTCAGTATTGTATTTAGCAATGTTAGTTTCAACGGACTCAATCAAGTCTCTATTTAATTCCCTTTCTCTTAAATAAAAATCAAAATTATCGATTTGTGATATTATATTTAGCTTCTTCTTTTCATTTACATCCAACAAAGTATTTATCCTATTCAAATCACTCAAGGAAACCTTTAATTCCGATTCCATATCCTTTATAAGTTGCTCTTCTTTTGTGATATCTGACTCTAGTCGGTACTTATTTGCTAAGAGCTCTCCCTTGAAACCTAATAACGTTGCTATAGCAGGTTTCCAGGTTATATCACCACCACGATATTTTGATAGCTTAAACACTTGATCGTAATCATATTGAGTTCTTAAAAAATAATTCAAATATGTCCGAAAGTTATAGGGGACCATTTGAAAGGCAAATATGTTATTTAGTATAACTTTTGGATTCTTTTCGATATGGTTTGTTGTTAGCGGCAAATCAGTATAGTCCCAAAATATTTCGTTACGAAAATCTTGTTTACCCTTTTCATGAATCTTTAATGAGATTTTTGTATGGTTCTTTACGTCACGTCTTATTGTAATAAAGCAGTTATTTCGCACTTTAATCTCAAGATAAAAAACATGATTTTTAAACTTATCATGATTATCTTTTAGAAAGTTTCCTTTTGCTAACTCTTTCAAGAACATAAAATCAAGCAAATAAATTAATGTTGACTTACCCAGATTATGCGAATCCGATTTGAGATTATTTTGATTTAAAACTCGGCCAACAATTACGTTTAAGCCTTCGTTAAATTCTATTTCTTTAAACAGTTTAGAGTTGGAGTATAGTTTCGAAAGCTTCATATTATCCACTCCACTAAATCTTCTTTTTCATTATAAATGATCAGTCCCAATAAAAATAATAGACTAAGTCCCAATGGGAATGTCTCTCGTATATCTTCTCCAATGTCTTTACTTATTTGCTCATATAAAATTTTATACTTTACTTTTTCTTGTTTTTTCACATATAGCAAAATATAATAACTCAAGTTTATTACGGAGACATTCAGATTTAAATATTTATGCGTTCTTAACATATTTCACACCTATGTCACATTTCCAATACATATAATGAAGAAAAATCCAAATTAAATTTTTATCAAAACTAAGATTATATTCACACCTTTGGACAATATATGTATAAATCGAATCAAAAATTTTATCAAAGTAGTCGAATTCTCTTCGGTTACAGATAATCTTATTATTGAGTTCAGTAATAGTGCTTAAGTATTTTGCTAAGTATTTTTCATTTCTTGGGTCAAACAAAAATGTATCAATTTTATTAAAGTAGATTATGCTATTTTCTTTAATATGATTAAAGCACTCTTGAGACAAATTATTCAATTCGTTCTTTTTTTCAATATCTATACGATATGTATCATTTAGTATATTAATAATGTCATCAATTACTTCGATCTCATCCGTGAAACATTCTATTACATCCTTGATATCTTGCTCAAAGAATCGAATTGGATAAGGATTGTAATAGAATTCATTTATATCTCTATGCGCAACACGGTTATTATTACCGAAAACTAGTTGAAGCAAATGGCTAATCATTTATATCTCTCCCTGCAATTCTATTATTAGTTCCAATTGCAAGTTGAGTACCTTTGTTGGTCGCGGTTTCTGTATTAACCTGTTTTTTTATTTTTATGACTTCGGTTGTCGCAAACAGTGACATCAGGAATGACAGAATTGTTACAACTCCAACAATAATATTGAAAGTATCCATAAAATCAATCCCCTTGTCGCCCTATTTTCTTCATACTTCGACACTTCGACAAAAGGAATTTTTATCCTCTAAGAGATATAGTAATATGTAACTTTTCTATCTTCCTAAGCACTCCTAGCTTTGTACCACAACGTATAGCTATGGGATTAAGAAAGAGTCGTGCAAAATTTGAAACAAACTCAAGAAGCCTTTAGATGAACTCTGCGGATTACATACATGAAGTCCACCAGGCAGTGCCGTTTTATATGAGGCCCGCCGTTTCTCCCCGTGAAGGAATTGCGGGAATTAAAACGAAATAACAGTCCAAAGTACTATTTATAGTCTCACGAGATTGCCTGATAATATGATAAACAATTGATAGTTAAGTATAATGTCGGAGAAAGCATAATCTATGTCCACGTCTAATAAAGGAGTAGGTGGCAAAGACCTCTCAATTCCCCGACCAAAGTACTATACCAACCGCACCATTAAGACATAATTGGGGTGTTAAATATGACAACCGCTGCCGCATATGTTCGCGTATCGAAAGAAGAACAGGCTGAAAAGGACCTATCAATTCCTGCCCAAAAATCCCGGATAACTGCCTATTGCCAATCCCAAGGCTGGGATCTGCTCGATATCGATTCCTATGTCGATGATGGCTACAGTTCAGTCAATTTGGACCGGCCAGGCATTCAGAAGCTACTCAAAGACTGCAGCAAAGGTATCTTTCAAGTCGTTGTCGTCGTTAAGCTTGACCGGATCAGCCGCAAGCAAAAAGACGTACTTTATCTGTTGGAAGATGTGTTTGAAGCGAATAAAGTCGGGTTCAAGTCAGTGACGCAGACATTTGATACTACAAACGCTTTTGGCAAAGCATCAATCGGGATGCTGGCCGTATTTGCGCAGCTTGAACGAGATCAGCTTATTGAGCGTATTATCGACACGAAACAAGAAGCAGCAAAGCAAGGTAGATTTCAAGGCGGTATTCCTGCCTATGGGTATAAACATAATCCACTGACTAAGTCACTGGAGATCGACGAGGTCCAGGCAGATATTGTCCATTATATCTATGATCGGTATTTGCAAGGAGATACAGGCTATCAGGCAATTGCTGATGAACTGAATGAACGTAAGATCCTGCCGTCAAAAGCAAAGGCGTGGAACCGAGCGTCAGTCCATAAAATACTAACCAACCCATTTTATATGGGTATGACGCCTTACTACGATCAACTCTATCCGGGCAGGCACCAAGCAATTATTTCGCCGGAGCAATTCGACCAGGTGCAAAAGCTGCTTGGCTCTCGAAATAAATTTCTACCATCGAATCATTCCGGGCTTGTGTCCGGAATGATTTATTGCGGCGAATGTGGCGCTCGGATGCGTACCAAAAACGTATGGCAAAATCACCCTTGTACAGACCCTAAACGTGTCATCCGCTATTATCTCTGTTACTCCCAGGACGGAAGCACTTCCTATATGGTTAAAGACCCAAGTTGCCGGTGCGGCTATAAACAATCAGATTTAATCGACGCCAAGGTTATTGATATGCTAATGGATTATAGCTTAAGCCCTCAGCTTGTGCGTAAGGCTATGAAAGAGGCGTCTGAGGGGTCTAATGCCCAGGCGCTGAACAAAACCCTCTTGGGGAGCCGCAAAGAGCTTGAGACGTTAAAGAAGCGAATAGATCGGTGGTATGATGCGTTTGAGCGTGGAGCTCTAGAACCTGATGAACTCACAGAGCGGGTGCGCGAACTAAGAGATCGAAAAGCCGTACTTGAGCAGGAGATCATAAAATCTGAAGAGCAGATGGAGAATGAAAAGTTGCGCTCGCAGTCGATCGAGGTGCTCGCGACTCTATTGCGCCAGTTTTCCGTCCTCTGGCCAAAAGCTACTCCAGATGAGCGTAAGGCCATTATAAAGAACCTTGTCAAAGAAGTACGGGTATATCAAGATGATCACATTAAGCTTGTCTTTTGACAGTTTATCCATGCCAATATGTAAACGCCGCTTTAGCTATATTTACATATTGGCATGCAAAAGTGTTTTTATTACATATAAACACAAATATAAAAACCCCGGCCTTCCAGCTAGGGTATACAATTCCATTCAGGCAGTTAACCTACCAATAGCAATACGCCAATATTCTTCTTCCTTTTCAATACCAATATATTTCCTACCTGTGTTTCGCGCAGCTACAAGCGTCGTTCCCGAACCGGCAAACGGATCTAAAATTATTCCGCCTGCTGGGACGATAGAAACCAGATGCTCCATTAGCGGAGTCGGCTTGCCTGTCAAATGAAATTTATCCGATTGCTTAACTGGAAACCGAAAGCAGCCAGGATACGGGCCTGCATGTATAGCCTTTGGACAATTGCCTTTAGTACCCCACACGATATATTCACATTGATGCCGGAAATACCCTTTATGCGGTGCTCTTGAACCTTCGGTTTTATCCCAGGCTATAATTCCTCTCCAAGCTAATTCGCCCATCTGCAAGGCATCAGTCGCCGTTGGCAGTTGTCGCCAATCAGAAAACATCAAGAAATATCCGCCTGGCTTTAGTATTCTATGACATTCCGATATCCAGAGAATACACCAGTGCAGCCAAGAGCGTGAATCCTTATTATCTCCAAGAAATGACGGACGGTGAACAATCTTATTTGTTGTTTGCTCATATTTTTTAATTGGGTCTTGTGTTTTCAATGCAATTGTCGCTCCGCCTGACGAGTAAGGTGGATCAGTAATAACTGCGTCCACGCTGTTTGTCGGCAATTTCTTTAGTATCTCTAGGCAATCTCCGTTTAGAATTTTATTGTTAAATTCCTGCATATTATCCCTCCCACTAAGAACATATGTTCTATTATATCATGTGAGATTCATGCCAGCAACTCTGCCTGGTAACGTCTGAAACAAAAAGAGCCGCCTCCCAAAGGAAGCGGCCCTTAATCATGCTCCGGATGCTTTCTTTCTTGTCTTTTTCTCTTTTGGCGGGACCTTCGGCGCCAACGCCTTCATGCTGGCCTCGAGGGCGGCCATGAGGTCTAAAACTGTTCCACTGTTCGACTTTGACTCTATTGCCTGGATTGCTGTTTCGGCTTTCGTTTCAATGAGTTTAATGACTTCCTGGTGGTATTCGTTTACATATTTCTTGGGCTCAAAATCTGTCACCAGGGCCTGAATCAATTGCCGCGCCATGTTCATTTCTTTGTCTGAAGGTTTTACATCCTTAGGCAGATAGGCTTCCAATTCGCTGGCGTTAATTATCTCATCGGCGAACAACATCGTTGACAGAGTCAAAGCGCCCTCTGTCGGTCGGATCGCGGCCAAGTATTCTTTGCTCCGGAGAACGAATTTAGCTATGCCAACTACGTTAGCTTCGCGCATGGCTTCCAGCAATAGAGTATACGCTTTTGCCATGCCCTTTTCCGGAATAAGGTAATATGATGCGTCATAGTGCCGAGGGTCTATCTGATCGAGATTTACAAAGTCCGATATTTCAATTACGCGACTGGCTGTAGGTGAAATAGCCGCCAGATCGTCGTCCGTGATAACAACATACCTGTCAGGAGATATTTCAAACCCTTTAACGATCTCATTTTGCTGTACTTCCTGATCGTCGTTGCCGACTTTTTTATACCGAATGCGACTGTAATCAGACTTGCGCAATTGATTAAAACTGACCGTTTTCTTTTTGGTTGCACTGCATAAGGACACCGGAACATTAATGAGGCCGAAGGATAGCATGCCTTTCCATATAGGCTTCACACGATCACCCCCTGTCCTCCGATTATAGCATAATCGTTATTTCAGGTCAGGCGGTATTATCTGGCTATTTCGCCTCTACGAACCATCGCCCTTCTTCGTCAAACAGAAACGTCTCTTTCCCACATATCCGGCAAGTATACCGTATTCCTGTCCCGCCAGCTTTCAGCGACGCTGCCTGCCTAATATCCAGGATGCGGTCAATCTCATATACTCGGCCATCCTCCCAGGTAATAGAGAGCGGCTTGATATGACCGGTTGTGTCGTGTTCGGCTAGGACTGAGACGAATACTTTACGCATGATTTTACCTCCTGAACGAATGTTTGTAAGTCGATTTTAGAACAAACGTTCGGAGTTGTAAAGCGGTAATAAATAGAAAAAAGCCGCCTCCACAGAGACGGCGCAATTGTCAATAGTCGTTATTCTCACAAAAGTTCTCAAAATCATCCCCGAGGAATTCCTTTAGCTTTTTACCTAGTTTTCTATCTTGGTAATATAGCCTTTTTGCCTTCCTGCAGGAATAGTATTCAAACGCTGAACAGTATTGCTTATAGGTAAGGCCTATAGCCTCGCTACGCACGAGCAGCCAACTCACTATCTCTGTTAATTCTAGTGGATTGTCAAGTCCCGTGTGAAATGGGAATCTTATTGTTTTAGCGCCACACCTCAAGACAACGGTGAAACCTCTAGATTTCTTATAAATTATATGCGGTGGAGCACCGTTGGTATAAGTCATAGTAATCCCTTTAGCGTTAATAAGAGATGCAAGAATCTCTTCCATAATTATCCTAACCCTCCCCTATTGGGGTTCTTTCTTTTTCCAAATGATTTCATAGCCAAGCACATGGGCAATCCGAAGCACCTTCCAAAACGGTATGTTACCCTGTTTCAGTTGCCGGGTAACGGTTTGAGGAGTATCTACAGTTTCATATTTTTCATTTAACTGCCGGACAGTATCGGACACATTCGATCCTGCACTGGCAATTTGTTTTTTAAGTAGAAATTCAATATCCCTTGCTTCAGCTTCCGGGACAGCTTCAGTTCTTGGCAAATTAATCCCCTCCACTGCCATGGTATTATATTTAATTATCTTTGTCAATATTTTATCAAAAATAAGTAAAATTATCGTTGACATTATAATTAACTTAGTATAAAATTAACTCAAGATAATAAACAAACGGAGGCGGTAAGGATGGCAGAGAAAAACGAGAGCTTGAAAATGGCGATAGTGCAAATGGTAGAATTAGGCGAGGAGTTTCTGTATCAACAAATGTCCAATTTTTCAAAACTTAACCAATGTAGCAACTGGGACGCAAGACACGAGTTGGAAAAATTGTACCTCAATGAAATTACTGCAACCGCAAACGTGATTCGCTTGTTTACAGGAAGGGAGGTTAGCTTCCAAATCGAAAGAGGGGCAAATGGTGAATTGAATGGTGGATTCGCACTCTATGAAATCATGCAAGACGTGCCTTGCTATAAAATACCATGCGGAGTATCGCTTACTCATCACAGCAGATACAGCGGGAAGCAAGAAGAAGATAGAAGAATTGATTGGGGAAAAGGGATAGAGCAGGGCAAAATAGTCAAAATCTATGAACTTATTTACGACAAAAACGCAAACCCGTGTTACATTGGCGGTTACCAAGTATCAGAGTTTCAAACAGCATGACGCAGAGTGAGCCGGGCAACCGGCCTACTCTGGCGGGTACCACCAAGAGCCAAGCATGAATTATATAGGAGGCGGTAAGGATGACAAAAAAAGAAATGGAAATGTTAGCTGAAATCCTGGAAGCAAAGTCAGAGGTGTTTGGATACTACCTTGAAGAATATCGGGTTAACCGTGAATCTAATGATGCATTGACAAAATCGGAGATTGCAATGGCGACAGTTTATGAAATCTCCAAATCTATGGGCATTGATAACTCCTATATGATCAAAGAAGCGGGAATTAAAAGAGGTAAAGAAATTTATAATGCTGGCAGGCAGACGGTCACAAGCAACGATAGACAGTGAAAGGGGGTAATTTCAATGAAAAAAGCATTTGGAAATATTGGTGAAGTTGTTCAAGTTCCTGTTTACGAATTTGCTCCTTGGCGTAGAGGTTGGAACGGTTGGTTATTTTCGGCTTTAGACTACCTATGAGGAATTGAAACAATAATCTGATTAAGCCGAGCCGAACAGCGCCGGGGAACAATCCCCGGTAATGCGGGAGCCGAAAGGCTGCGGTTCTCCTGCAGGATTTTCTAGTAACACGCAGAAATAATCGACGAGGTGAAATAAGTGGTCAAGCAAGAACTTGTAGAGGCAAACCTTGAATGGAAAACCCTTGCATTATCCCTTTTGGCAGATTTTATTGCTATCACTGGGGAAAAACCAACCAAAGAGCAACAGGTTATTATAGACCGTTACAACGAAGCTATTGAGCGATGCGATTCAAATATAAAGTACTTAGCCGCCAATTGAGGCGGCTTTAATCTTTTAAAATAAAAAAGCCGTACCCCGAAGGATACGGCTTTTTATCAAAATCTTAATCGTATTTCGCCGCCGACGCCATCGCGCTCGAGCGGCTTTTTAATTTCGTATTCCAGGACTCCGTTTGACGAATATCCCAGACCTGCCATAGTGCCAGCACCAGGCATATACCCGCCGCTAACGCTAAAATGCTTGAGGTATTTCCTGCGGGCTTCTTCGCGGGCCTTCTCTTCTTTAAGATTGGCATATGCATTAAACATATCAGTAGCATCCAGGGTGCCGGTCAGGTTAATATCGTTTTCCATGCGCACCTGGTGGGTATCGAATATCCATCGTTCTCCGGATGCTTTGTCGAACTTAATATCCTTGCGTTGTCCCGAAGGGCCGATCATGCCGATAGTAATACTGCTCTTAGTACCGTTTGCGGCAACAATACTAGCCTGATCTTGCATCGGCTGTCCTGTTTGCGGATCGATAATTGGCTTGCCTGTACTGGCGTCAATCAAAACGGGGCGATCGATATATTCTACTGTATGTGTGCTTTTGCCTTCAACAACAACCGGGATCTTTACCTCGACCGGACGCTCAATAACCTTCTCGGTATAGTGATGCTGGGTCAGCGCCGGAGCGATGAAATATACCCCGGCAGCCGCTCCAACCACCAAAGAGACGACGCAGAGGATAGCGACTGTTTTATTGGTCATACCGCCACCCCCAATCTAGCAGCGTACTCAATGGCACACTGTCGCGCTCGCTCAGGTGAAAAATGGTTATTCGGGCAATCACCAGCGAAGTCTGGAAATGCAGCTCTGACGAAATACACCTGTGCACCGCTGCACTGGATAGTATCGTTATTGTCCAGAAGCTGATCGGCAAGCGCGGCCGCCTGCTCGCCCAATATATCGTGCAATCCGCTGACGATACAATCATCAACACCGTACTGAGCGCCAACAAGCTCCAGCACCTTATTGACTACCGCCTGCCGTTGTTCCTCGCTGATCGGCAAGCTAACGACCTGTTTAATAGCGCAATCATCAAAGGAATTGCCAGGGGCTATGCGCACCGCCGGGCGCACAGCTTCGACAATGCGGTATTCGCCTTCGATCTCTATCCCGATTGCGGCATGAGAGTAATCGGAGTTAGTCGCCTCGCAGATGAGTTTTTCCATCGCAGGATGCCTTCCAGTGGTGACATAGATCAGATCAAGTGTTTTCATACGCCCTCCCCACAATAATCAAGGACGCCTTCAATAATGGCGTCCCTTACTGCTTCCTTATAATACTGTTGGTTAATTTGGCTTTCTTCCCACACATTGGTCACAAATCCCGCTTCGACCAGAATGCCAGGCATACTGGTGTTTTTTATCACGTAGAACCCGGCTTCCTTGATGCCACGATCCCGCTCACCGGCTCCTAGTTTATCGACCAGGCGAGACTGCACGCAGTTGGCCAGTTTACGCCCAGCCTCACTACCGTAATAGTAGAATGTCTCTGGCCCCTGGGCTTCGGTATTGCCGGCCGCATTCAGGTGGAGAGCGGCAAACACATCAGCACCAGCTGAGTTAGCAAGATCGCAGACAGTTCCAAGATCGTCATCCTGAATAAAATGCGTCTGATGTCCCATATCTGCAAGTTTCTTACATACCGACAACATCACTTCCCGGCACCATCCAGCCTCTTTGGTGTCTATATAGTCACCTTCGCCTGTCTGAACAGGATCATGTGCGCCTGGATCGACGCCGGGCATGTGTCCTGCGTTACCTGCAAAGATCATGGTATCACTCCCCTGTCTTAGGCAGTATCTTGCTTGCTACTGTGCTTACCAATTTTGATAACATGTCGGCAATACCGGCCTGTCCCATTTCTTTTAGATTCTCGTTTATGCTCGATAGCTCAACTAAGAAGACGCTAATGCTCGCCGCTGCTGGGAAAACCGTTGAAGGGGTAAAGCGTAATCCCATGAAGTCAAGCACCGGTATCCACTTTCCTGCAGCATGGCAGAGCGTGATAACGACCGTATATGTAAAGATTTTTTCTGGAATACGCCCAAAACAACGACTTGTTAAATAGCCTGGCTGCCACGCGTCGTTAAGAATACCATGCAACACCTGCATCCCGCGCACTTCGTTCATTTCGCACTTAAGAGTGTCAGCATAGTAACGTTTTGATATCGCTATCCATTTCGTCGCAGTGTCAACAAACACAGCCGCGAAAGATAGAAACAGGACAGCCCAAAAGCTGTCCCCGCAAAACTTGGTTCCTATAGCCCCGACTGTTATAGCCAGCGCTGTAATTTGAATGTCTGACACTACTTTCCAAGCCCGTTGAAAAAACTCATATATCATTTCTCCCCACCCCTTCCTTAATTGCATAAAAATAGAGCCTTACGGCTCGTTCCAACTGACTGCCTTAACCCCTGCTATATCCCCGGCGTCGTAAGCAGTTTTAACTTCGCCCTGCTTCTGCCAAATTGTAGCGTTTACCGCGAATAGGTGGCTGTCTAAGTCGTCTACCAGCTTCTTAAGTTGCGCGGCGTCCAGCAACTGTATTTCCTTAAGGCTGTCAGGGTCGCTGGCCTGAGGCTTCGCTCTGATCGGTGCTTTACCCGCTGGGGCCGCGCCAGGGTAGCGTACTTTCGTTTCCCAGTCTGGCAGCGTAGTACGCTGTATAATCCCGTCCAGCTTCTTCTGGGTATCTATGTCGCTGTCGTAGTACAGCCGCTGGCCGCTGGCCTCGGAGTAGAAGCCAGCGATATAAGCTTTAGCAGCATCATGGTCAAGTTCTGCTAGTTTCATTGCCGCTTCTTCGTTTAGAGTCGGCACATACGCCGGTTTCAGCACCGGCTTTCCAGTAACCATGTCGCGGATATATTCACCGGTCACATATAGTTCCTGTTCCGCTTCTGATATTTCCACTGCGTTCGGAAACAACGTCCGAATATCAGCTTCCGTATACGGCATGCCATCAGCTACATAACCAGCACCGGGTTCTCCAGTCGGAGTAAACTCTCTGAAATATTTCATTATGCTTTCCACCTCCCGATGGCGGTATACTTGATACTTAAATTACTAGCTCCCGCATGCCGTCCGCGAAATTGGGATACCGACCCGGTATGCTCAGTCGATGTAGCAACAGGGGTTCCGGGGTCAGTTATAACCATTGATGCCTGAAAATCGGCGGTAAAAAACGAAAGCGGAAGGTTAAACAACGTACCACCAGAACTATGTGGCACACAAACTCCACTACCTCGTTGTATCATTGTGCCGTCAGCAAATTTAGTCCACCCGGTACCGCTCGATACAATACTCCCCGCCGCAATCATCTGCGCCGAACCGCCGATTGCATACCATTTCGTGCCGGAGTTTACTAGTATAAGACTATCGCCCTCGCTCAGCACCAACGAATTAATCCCTACGGGGTTGGCGTTTACAACAATAACATCAGTGCCCTGACGGGTTAGCGTAATATTACTTGTAGCATTACATATAAAGGTAAGCATTGATCCTTGCGGACACGCTGAACAAAGTGGAAGCGTTATTGTTTGGTTCGTATTTGCATAGGGTGATATTATTTTACCGCAATCTGCCGCCGTAAGCGTTTCCGCTGCCGCGATCCCTTTTAGAGCAGATGCTTGTAACCCGGAATCTTTTACAAACTTCGTTGTTGCCAACTTGGCACTGTTATCGAATTGTGCATCTGCAACCCGCATATCTCGCACAGTCCAAGTCACAGCCCCGTCAACGATCGTCTGACCCACCGCAGGCCAAGCAGGTTCGTTCGCTCCACTGATGCCGCCGACGGTGCATTCCATATACTTATAGCTGCCGTTGATTCGCGTCCTAATGACATCACCAACAGCGTAGGCACGAGCTGCCTGCCAAAATCCCATGGCGAGAGAATGGGCGTTTATATCGATATTGTGAGCAGTAATATCCGCCTTAGTTGCCAATACAATCGTTTCATTGATAACTGCCGTCACGTTCGTCGCGTTACCAACCGCCGTGATGATATCCATAGTCTGCTCAACAGACACGCTCCCCGGTACTGGTAAATAGTCGCATTCGCTTCCCGCATTAGCGATGCAGTACAGGATTTCGCCCAAGTCTGGATCGGTCGCAAACACGCCAATCTCGCGCACGAAGAACCCTGCAGCTAGCTCTGCGTTGGTGATCACCGTGCGGATCCGGCTGGTACCATCACCGAGAACGGCAAGCCCCTGGATATTGAGTGTCATTTTAGGATTCAGTAGATCGTTTAAGGCTTCTAGGTTCTGACCAACTCCGAGCACCCCGTCACCGATCTTGGCTTTGGTAAATGCGAGTTGCACACCTGTCTGCACTTTGGCCTGTAGGTTTTTACCTTTGGTCGTTAAAATTGTCCCGTTAAATGCCATTACTGCACCTCCGCTCCTATCGTAAAGATAACGCCCTTATGAATAGCCCCGCGTACATATTGATTATTGATCGCCGTTTGCGCCGGGAAAGTGGCGGGATAAATCGAGAAGCTTTTCCCTGTCCTAACTATGCCGCCGTAATATCTCGCCTCACTCCATTCGCGCTGAATGTAGATACCATCAAGCCATGAGCGGACATTCTTTACGGCGTTGATTACACGGCTCAACTGAGTATATATAGCGTCGCCGCCGATAACGCCGGTGGTCTCCACCCGGAAGTGATACGGCTCGCCACCATACTCGAACCACTCATATACTTTGCCGCCAGAAAACACAGAGGACACCATATCCTGCACTGCAGATGGTGTCCCTTTGCGTTTATGCCAAGCAATCGCCTGTCGAACCAAGTTGCGTTTCTTGGTCAATGATAATGCTGGATCGTAAAAGTCAACATGCCATTGCCACGCCAATAAATCGACAACCGCCTCCGGCAGCTCATCAAGGCGCGGCAAGAGCAATGCTTCGTTAATGGCTTCCGTGGCAGATCGCAGTTCACTGTCTAATGCGGCCGCTGCGGCTTGCACTTGTGGATCACTCTGCAGATTAGGCGGCACCAGGTCAATCAGCTTGATCGACTGCATTGTATCAGCCATCTTCCAAACCTCCCAGTGTGACAGTGACCGTGTCGGCGATAGCCACCTGCGATAAAGACACTACCGTATAAATTGGTGATGTTACCTGCACGCGCTTGGCCCCAGCTGCGATCATGCGAGCGATAAGCTCCGACGGGTTGATGTCTCGGCCAAGCTTTGTTTTCTGCCACAGTACCCAATCATTCACCACCGCCGCGACTGCGGCCTGTATCGATAGCGCAACGGTAGCATTGTCGGTATTAATCCAATACGTTACGTCCACGTCATACGCTACCGCCTCCGGTGCTAAAACCTGCACATTATCAGTGAGCGGTCGAACGGTTTTATTGCTACACGCGGCAAACACCGCATCCAGTATTTCTTGACCAGGAATCACACCACCAGTTAACAGCGGGCGGATCTCAACCACGCCAGGCGAAGGGGTATAAACTGATACGTCGGTAATTAGCGCTGATGCTGATTTGGCGTGATATAAATAAGCGCCGTCTGGTCCAGCGGTTGAGAACTGTTCCGGCGCCTGGCGGATGCGCTCACGGTAAGCGTTATCCGTCTCCACGTCCGCCCCGCCCTCGCTGGTCGTTGTATTCATCACCGAAGCCACCCATTGCATCGGGTCGACTAGTTTGTTGATCTGCCCTGCCGTGTAGCCGTTGCCGATGGCGCCAGTTGTAACACACTGAGCGTCTACGTCAATATAGGTCTCGCCTGCGGGGATCGTCGCCACCGCAGTGGTTGCAAACAGCAGATTATCGCCATGAGTCGCCCTGGTACCGGACGGGATTATCACAGCCCCGGTTTGCACGGCCGACAGCGTAAAGCGTAACGTGGTGGATGCTGCTGATGCAGTCAGCCGATCTGTACCAACCAACACGCCCAGATGTTCCAAAACATCACCAGCCGCATAGGCTAACAGGTTTTGCTTGCCAGTGTAATCAATGAGCGCCCGTTGTTGCACTATAATCGATGCAATCGCTACAAGGAATAGTCGCACCGGATCGCCAGGGTAGAGCGTTTTCCCTGATATGCTTTCATAGGTAGTAATGACGGCTGCCTCGATGGTAGCCGCATCTTTTTCAGCAAAAGTAATTTTCGGCAAGCTGCTAATTTCCAATTATCCTCACCCTCACTTTCGGCCTGAGTATTCCTTCCTGCCCATCGCCTTCGTACAGCACTTTCGTCACCCGCACGCGGGGCTCATATTTGTGCACTGCTGCAATGATTTCCGCTGTTAGCTTAGCCTGTGCCACAGGTACGGGTGCATCAAGCATGGTGGCGTTTAATCCAAAGTTTCTATCCAGCGGTACGGAATATTTCGGCGTGGTCAGGATGGTTCGCACGTTCTGCAGTATTTCAGCGATTCCGGTCGCGCCAAAGTCAATGCCATCGAGAGTAGCTGTGATATCAAATTCGCTCACGTAACCGCCTCCCTGCTGCCAGCCGTACTATTGTTATTGGCCGTACTCATCGAGTCCGAGTCGCGCGGGTATTCCTGCAGAGACACATCAACGTCTGCAAACAATAGAATCCCCTTATTATCAAGCTTGCGCCAGTCCTCGGATAAGTCTTCAAGTACCCACAAATTGTCACTGATCGATGTCCCGTTCAGGACTAGCTCCATAGGGGTCCCCTTGTCCCGCAGCTCGCGCAGTTTGTTAATCTCCGCCAGCGGATTGACGCCCAACGAGACGGATAGATGCATGGTAAACGATATGCTTTCCAATCCCTGCCCGATAAACTCACGCACTGGCTTTTTCCCAACAACATCATGGGTGGCCCATCTGGCAGCGCCTTTGCGTGTTAGATTGTCGAACGTCCTGACTTTATCGCGGGACACTTCAAAAACAATATCCCCAAGTGTGCCAATCAATAGCTGTCACCTCCTAGTTTGGCGCGCCAGTAGATCCACCGCCAGGTTCAACGCCGCCATGAGTATGGTTCTTCAGGCTGACTCCATCCGCAATCACATCACCAGTCACGTTGACGTTACCGGCCGTCGTAATATTCACCGATCCGGTTGTACTGATAGTCAACGCATGGGTTTTGCGGTTATAAGCGACTGTTGCCCCATCCGAAAACTGAACGCTGCGCACATCAGGATCGGCATTCGGTGGCAGGTTAGCCTGGCTGTACACAGCGCCAAGGACGAACCCTGACGACACACCGTTGGGAAGGAATGCGCAAATGACGCGATCGCCTACATCCGGCAACGCGTAATCTTTGTTCCCTGCGGAGCCAGTCACTAGCACCGGCAGCAGATCACTAACCATGCCGTCCTCGTCCTCAAAAGCAACACGGACGGCATGCGCTGCCGGATCCACAGACGAAACAATTCCATATCGAATCGTTTTATTTTTCATACCACTTCAGCCTCCGCTTTCTGGTACGCTTGCGAGCTTTCCTCTCGGTTACAATCGTTGTAGCTGTATTGATGAAATAGGACTGCATTGTTTTGTGGCAATCAATATCAACCACGTACCCGCTATTGCTGTAAGCGTGTTTTGCGGTTTCGATGTAATAATTACCGTCAAAAAAGCCATAGCCTGAAACAGTTACTACCGCACCGGCCACCAGTTTTGGATCACCTACAACGGTGAAGCTGGCCATGTTTTCTTTAAGGTTTTTCTCCCGCAGGCGCTTTCTGGCTAGAATCTTGCCTTCCTCCGCATCCTCGACCCGTTCATTGATTTTAAGCAACTGGCCGGTCTCTGGCGCGTTGGGCGGTTCGTAAATATGTCGAATGGTTTGACCGGTCGTCGGGTCTTTGTATTTAATCTCACACGCCCGGTAAATGTCCCGGTTTTTGGTCTTGAACCGTACACTGATAATATTGCTCTTGCCCTTTTCCAGTACCGCCACTGGGTCCTGCGTTTCCATCTGCTCTTCGTCAAAAATAACGATCATATCATTGGTGATTTTCAACGCGAGACCGGCTTTCTCGCAGCATTCCAACAGAAAGGCGAGATCTGACTGTTCTGTCTGATCCCGCCTTTTATAGTATGGATTGTACTCTGCCAGGTACTGCATTCCCATTTCTGCCGCATCAGCCATGCCCTGAGCGATGGTCTTTAGGGTAATCGCTTCCCACGCCCTGGTGTTTTCCTCGCCGCGCAGGGCCGTTGATATAGCCGCTGACACACCCCGGATATTCACCACCTTTGGTGGGGCTGCGTATTCCAGTTCGTCAACCTCAAAGAAACCACAATCGATAGTTTCTCGACTGCCTTCTCTGGCAAAATTCTTCGCAGTCAGCGTTGCTGAGATTGTATCACCTTTTTCCGGTACCCAGTCATTCGCCCAGATCTGTTCCCTGTCTTCGAGCGTGATCTGTAGATCATCTGCTTTACCGCTGGCATTGTCGGTATAGGTGAAAGACAACAGAAATCGCGCGATGTCGCTAGATACCGTTTCATGATCATACGTTAAACCGATTTCAACGCTTCTCGGTTCCACTACTCAACACCACGCTTCCAGGGTGGCACGCTGCTGGGGATGGTTGATATCGCCAGCGTCGGCACTGTCAAAACTACTCCGGCCGAAAATACAACCGTTTCGCGATGCGTTGGGTTAGCCTCGATCAGTGTTGCCATTTGCTTTTCGGTACCGTACATTTTCAGGCTAATTACGTCCCAGGCGTCGCCCTGTATAGTCGTGTACGTCTTAGGCATAGTTAAGCCTCCTTGATTCAGCGGTCATGTCTTCCAGCATCCGACGGAATTTATCACGCTCACGCTCAAGCACTTGCTGCACATCTGCCACGCTGGACCCGTTACCCATGTTTATGGTAGGAGAAAAGCTTGCGCTGATCGTAGATCCTCCCCGTGGAGCTCCAA